GCTGTTATGTGGGTGGTTATCTAAAAATATATGTGTTGAACCAAGTCGCATGTTGGGTCTGTTCCCTAAAGACTCTAAAGCAACAGACTTCATGGAAGAAAAATTTACACCTTGCGTCGAGGCTACGCCTGAGCTAGCAAAGCGTGTTGATGTATCAACAAGCCGTAAGTCGGGTAATCGAAACAATAAAAAGAACTTTCCTGGTGGTTCACTGAAGGTATTTGGTTCTAACTCTGTTTCAAACGTTAAGTCGACACCTTCGCCAGTTGTTGTCGTTGAAGAACCCGATGACACAAATGACAGTGTAGGTGATCAAGGTGATGCTATTCGATTGGCAAGAGAACGGAACAAGCGCTTTAGAAAACGTAAGTTTGTGTTAGGTGGAACCCCAAGTGTTGCTGGCCTATCAAAAGTTGAGCACTACGTTAACTTAGGTTCGCAAAGAGTATTACCGATCATATGTCATGAATGTGGCGAATCACACATTCTTGATTGGGAAAATGTGAGCTGGATCGAAAAAGAAGATGGCCCGGTTCATCCCATCTTTGGACGTCACTTACCAGAATCAGCTTTATATGCGTGTCCTCATTGTGGGTCGGCCTGGTCTGATTGGCAGCGTCAGCAGAATATATTTAACACCTGCAAAAATGCAAAAGAGGCGGGTGATGAGTTTTGTGGCTGGGTAGCCACTGTTGAAAATGACGGAGTAGTTGAAACCTTTAAGGATTTGTCTGAGCTGTACGTATGTATTCCAGGCTCAACAATAGCCAGTATTGTTCGTGACTACTTAGAAGCTGAGTACGAAGCAAGGTTAGGGGATGAAAATGGCCGTATTGTTTTTCAAAACTCAAAGCTTGGTAAGCCTTATGAGTACAAGGATAAAGACTCACTTAACCATGAAGAGTTGCAAGAAAAGGCGGAAAACTACCCTGAGTTAGTTTGCCCAAGAGGTGGGCTGATTGTTACTGCTGGTATCGATGTTCAGCATGACAGACTTGCTATTATCATCAGGGCATTTGGCAGGAATGAAGAAAGCTGGCTAATGCTTTGGCGAGAAATAGCCGGCGATACTGCAGATAAGAATGACCCTGTTTGGAAAGAATTGGACGGGATCTTATTTAGTGGTTTTCAGCATGAGTCATTTGCAAACTTACATATAAGCGCAGTAACTATCGATTCATCAGACGGCTCTACGAACCACTCTGTCTATCATTGGGTAAGAACCCGTAGCGCTAAACATCGCCGTATCTTAATTATGGCAGGCAAGGGCGATAGCCATGATAACGGCAAGCGAGAAATATTTCGTTTGCCACAAAAGCTAGACCATAACAATGCGCGTAAGGCTACCAAAGCTGATAAACATGGCGTGCAGGTTTATATGGTTGGGACGCACAAAGCAAAAGACCTGATCTCTAAACGGCTAAATGGGACAAGTGCTTATATGCACAGCTATTCAGATGCCCGAGTCGATTATTGGGAGCAGGTTACATCGGAAATAAAAGCGCCATCAAGAAACTTACGTGGCGCTCGAATTTGGCAAGTAAAGTCAGGCCGTAGAAATGAAGCGTTAGACTGCGAAGTTTATGCATTGCATGCGGCAATGGCCACAAAAGTTCACACTAAAAAACCTAAAGATTGGGACTTGCTAGAGCAACGCTTGTCTCAGATAGATTTATTTGCACCTCAGCAAGAAGAAACAGAAGTAGTTAAGAAACCAACGAAGCCCAAGCGTTCTAGTAAGCGCGCTGGGCGTGGTTCAGGATTCATTTCAGGTCATTAATTATGTCAGAACCAAAGAGCATCATTGCTGGTACCAAAGTTGTTTGGACAGCTCAATTTACTGGCGATGAAGGCGATGTGTCTCAATTTCAGTATGTTCTCTTATCAGAACAAAACCGAGTATCAATTGATGCAACCTTTGCCGCAGGCGAAGTAATTGTAAGCATGAGCTCAGCTGATAGCGCAGCTATTCAAGCAGGGCATTACACCTGGCATTTAATCCAAACGTTACATGGTGAGAACTATCAGTTAAATGAAGGACGCATAGAAGTTAAAGCTGATCCAACAGCAGCTCAGACAAGCACTGTATTAACTCATAACGAAAAAATGTTAGTTGCAATACGTAAGCGCTTAGAAGGGCGGGTTTTAACTGATCATGAAAACTACAGTATTGACGGTCGTAGCTTGTCGCGTATTCCATTTGAGAGTCTCAAGAAGTTTGAAAATGACTACGCCTGGAAAGTTCATAACGAAAAAGTAGCACGCGGTGAAATCACTCGCCGACGTTCAATTAGGTTTCGGTAAAGATTATGGGTTTATTGGATAAGATACTGGGGCGTGGTGATAACACTCAGCAACAAGCGCCTGAAGTTCGTGACTACGAACAACCAGAGCAAGCTTCACGAAAGTTATCACCTCAACAAATTGCGGCACAAAAACGCTATGCTGCATCTAAATCTGATCGTTTGTTTAAAAACCCTATCGGTTATGGGTTAAGTGTTGATGAAACCTTGCGAAGAGATGTGGAGCGCTTACGAGCTGCAAGTCGGTCTGCAGGTGAGGATGTTGGGTATATCAAAAAGTACTTTGGCATGGTGCAAACGCATATTGTCGGGGATAAGGGCTTTCGTCTTCAATCGCAGATACGAAATGCGCAAGGAGAGCTTGATAAGGATGCGAATAAATCTGTCGAGTTAGCTTATAAAGAGTTTTGTCGTAAAGGTTTTTGCGAAATATCTGGTCGTATGAATATGACCGAAGCTGACCAATTGATAGCGAAGACCGTCAGCCAAGACGGTGATATGTTGATCAGGCATATAGACAACGCACCTAATAAGTTTGGTTATGCTTTTCAGCTTATAGAAGCTGATTTGCTCGATGTGAATCTCTATAAAGTCCTGTCTAATGGCCATGTTATCAAAATGGGGGTTGAGCAGGACGGTTTTGGTCGTCACCTTGCGTACCATATTCTTACCAATCATCCAGGTGAATATACGTGGTCTACGGGCGGTAGACGATATATTCGGGTACCTGCAGATGAGATTGTATTGCCATTCCCTATGTGGCGCCCAGGTCAAACACGAGGCGTACCCTGGGCCCATGCGTCGCTACTAGATATGCATGACATTCGTGGTTTTCGTGAAGCAACACTTGTTAGTGCACGAGTCGGTGCAAGCAATATGCTTATTTATGAGCGGGACCCAGATCAGCCACCTCCTGAAGATGACGAAAATTGGGAGAATGGCGAGTTTATTCAGGAACTCGAACCAGGTAAAAGTAATGTGGTACCAGATGGTTTCAAAGCCAGAGAAAGCCGCTTTGACATGCCTGATGATTCAACAGGTGATTTTCAAAAAGCAATCTTGCGTGGTGCAGCAAGTGGGGTAGATGCAAATTACAATGTTCTAGCAAACGACTTTGAAGGTGTCAGCTGGTCAACCTTAAGGCAAGCTGTCATTGAAGATCGTGAGCATTGGAAACGCTTGCAAGGTTGGTATATCAGCCAAATCAAGAATGTTATTTATGAGCGCTGGCTTCGTAACGCGCTCATTAGAAATCAAATTAAAGGTTTGTATGCTTATGATCTAGAGCGTGCAAATCATTATCAATTTTATGGCCGTCGGTGGCAGTGGGTTGACCCACTAAAAGACGAACAAGCAATTTCAGAAAGCTATAAAAACTTCACTGTTAACCCAATGGAAGTTCTTCAAGACAAAGGTCTTGATCCGCAAGAACTCGCTGAGGGTTGGCAAAACTTCTTAGAGCTAATGGGCGACAACATTCAATTAGCTCAATCTATCGGTCTGATCAAAGGCTCATCGGTTAAGGCCAACGAACCCCCTCCAAAAGAAGACGAGGAATAATATGAAAGTTAATCAAATTACCCGTGACATGTTGGTCGGCGGTAAGTGTCCTATTGCCTATCGTTTTGCAGAAGTTGAGCAAGACAGCATCAATGTTGAAGAGCGCACAGTCACAATTTCATTTTCAAGTGAGTACGAAGTTGAACGCTGGGGCTGGTTTGAAACATTGGGTCATGAGGTAGATGAAGTTGATTTATCACGAATAGAACAAAATGGCCCATTTTTATGTGATCACAATTGGCAAGACCAACGAGGCGTAATCACTAAGGCTTGGGTAGAAAATGGCCGAGGCTACGCCGAAATAAAACTATCGCGAAATCCTTTAGGTGAACAATTACTGATAGATATGCAAGACAGCATACGCACCAATATCAGTGTTGGTTACCGCATTTTAGAAGCCACGCTAACCAAACGAGAAGGTGATAACGAGCATTATCGGATCACCAAGTGGCAACCTATGGAAATATCTTCCGTTTCTGTACCAGCCGACCCCACTGTCGGGGTGGGTCGTTCAGATGAAAATAGCAATAATGTCAATATCAGAGAGGCAATCAAAATGGATGAGAACGAAATCCTAGATGACATCACCCCGGCAGAAGATGAAACTCGTCAAACTCCGGCTCCTAATCAACAAACACAACAGCGCTCACAGCAACAAGCACCATTTAGTGCCCCAGTAAATGATGCTCAGCGTATAGCGCAGACCGGTTCTCAATATGGTGCTGAAACACTTGCGAACGAATGTATCCGTGATGGTAAATCGTTTGAAGAGTTTAATTCGGCCTTATTACGTGAGCTACAAAACAAGCGTAATGCACCTGATGCACAGTCAACAGTGTTTGACTTGGGGGTTGAGCAAAAGGACCTGCAGCGTTATAGCGTTCTTAAGTTATTCCGTGCGGTTGCAACTGGGAACTTTAAGCAAGCAGGCCTAGAGCGTGAACTATCAAATGCCATTGCTGAGCGCACAGGTAAAGACCCTGATGGTTGTTATGTAAGCCCTGAAGCATTGGGCTTTGGTATTCGTCAGCAGTTAGAGCGTCAGATGCTAATGCGCCAACAGGCTGCTGGAACCGCTGGTAAGGGTGCCGAGTTAATTGCTACTGAGCTACACAGTGAACTATTTATTGAAGCTTTACGAGCAAAAGCAATGCTGGGTGGTTTAGGTGCCCGATATATGAGTGGTTTAGTAGGTAACTTAGATATTCCTAAGCATGCTGGCTCAGCGACATTTTATTGGGTGGGTGAAGATGGTGAAGCTACTGATTCAGATCTTAGCTTTACAACGGTTCAAATGTCACCGCATACAGTGGCTACTGCAGTGCCAATGACCCGCCGAATGATGATCCAATCTACCCCTGATATCGAAGCGTTGGTTCGTAACGATATTATGGAAGGTTTAGCGCTTGCATTAGATAGCGCTGGTATTAAAGGTACCGGTGCTGCGAATCAGCCAACAGGTATTATCAACACTGCAGGCATTGGCGCAGTTGATTTAACCGGTGGCGTTAACTGGGCAAAAATTGTTGAGTTTGAAACTGATGTAGCAGAAGCAAATGCAGATTCAGAAAGCATGGCTTACTTAATGCGCCCAAGTATGCGTGGCACTTTAAAAACCACAGAAAAGGCAGCAGGCACGGCTAAGTTCTTGTGGGGTGATGATAACCGTGTAAATGGTTATCAAGGTGTCGTTGGTACTCAAATGGATGCAGGTTCAATCTTATTTGGTGACTTCTCACAGCTTATGTTTGGTATGTGGGGAGCGCTTGATGTGGTACCTGACCGCGCCACTAAAGTTAAATCTGGTGGTTTAGTAATGCGTCTTTTCCAAGACGTTGATGTTGCGGTTCGTCACGCCCAAGCATTCAGCTACGGCTCTTAATCTCCCTGTAATATGGCGCCAATTGGCGCCTTTTACTTTTTAAAAAGGTATAAATCATGGCAAAGCAAACAGTCAAAAAAGTTAACTTCCGCGTTGACCGCGGTATTCGCATCAATGGTGAAAGTATTTATCCTGGCAAAGATAAAAAGAAACCAACGATTATCTCGATTCGTGAAACT